TCATGCTACGCTTGAGGTAGAGAAACGTGTTATTTTAGCCCAGTTGCGCCCCCGTCATTTGAAGCTTCATATTAATTGTACCAACAAGCTGGAGATTCAGAATCGTACGAAGGCCGCAGATGTTACTGCTACTGCTACAGAGCAGGTTAATGAGAGCATATTGAATATTGCGAATAATCCAATTACTGGATATCTCTATCAGTGTTCAGGTGCCGGTTTTGGTCCAAAAACCGATGATTATGGGCGTGCTGAGTATGCGTTGCGTAGTGAGCCGAAGTACGGTGTGATTCGTTCTTCCGCCATTGGAGGAAATACTACCGTTGCAGTTCAACGGGAGTTGTATAATTATATCAAGCCACCTAAGCCATCTTTTTTCCAGAAAACTATTGGGAAGAAGATTACGCTGGCGCCAGGGGCGATGACAACCACTGTCGCTGTCTACAAGAAGACAATGCCTCTTAATGACATATTTGTGAAATATTTGCCGACCATGCAGTTGTTTAACACGTTTGTCCCTGATACGGGTTCTTACCGTTACCCGTATACTTTCGGCCAGTCAAAGATGTTTGCGTTGGAACGCATGCTAGATTCCCGTGATTCGTCTGACAACCAGTTAGTGAACATCGGCTTTGAGCATAATTTGAGTATTTCGTCTGCCGTGACGAAGGTTCAACAATTCATTGCTCCAATTAACGATGTTATTGCGTAGTTTATTGTGTTTCAAAAAACCCTTATTCGATTTTTGCGATGGTATCGATTTCTTGAGGTTTTGCAACCTTAGAACATAAGGGAAAAATAAACTCTCGTACTTCTGTAAAACGTCTCTTCATAGCTTTCACGTGTTCGGGTAGAGCGTTAGGGTACCACAAATCAGGATGACGATTAGACGTAATGTAGATTTGCTGACAATTCCACTCCACGAACGAGCCTTTGATTGGGACCTTCATTGGGTATCGGTCAAGGAGTTTGAGGAGGTAAGTGATTGCAAACTCGCTGCCTCCGTAGTCATCGAAGATGGCTCGATGTTGTCCGCTGAACCCATCAAACCACATTCCACCTGGATGGCTGTAAATTGCGATGGGATCTTCGAACGCGGTGTCTTGTTCGTAGGCTCGTCGGGTTTTTCCAGTTCCAGTGGCTCCATAAAATACGAACACGTCCGGGGTGAAACATCGGGGGAGTTGTTTGAGGCCGTAGTATAATGTGAATCCTCGATAATATCGCAGGAAGGATCCAAAATATGTTTCGGCCAATTCTGCCATAGTTGCTCCCCCATCGATCGCCGACTTGACGGCATCCAGATCACTTCGTCGTCCTTTACCAGCGGGTCGTTCTCCAAACTCCGTAAAATCTCCATCTTTTTCGCAGTACGTAATCGCTTCGCTTGGTGTTCCTCGGGCGATTTCGAGATGGGCTCCGGGTATGGTTCCGATGACATACTTAAGCGTTCTCTTGCTTCGGAAGGAAACAAAGCCCTGCAAGTGTGGCGTGCCTTCTGCACCCACTTCTCGTCCCCAGCAGATATACGCGATGTCGGCTTCATCGCGTGCAAAAAGATTAGAGAGTAGATTTGGTCGGTCTTCAGAATAGTTGTTGATAGTGAAGACCCAATGTTTTGCTCGAGACATTGAAGAATGAACGTGTCCATTCGTTGTTGCGTTTATATAGACCATTGACCTCACCACGACTACTAACAATAAGGGGAGGGTCAGTTATTGATCCTTCCAACTTCGCCGTACGGTCTTTGCCGTGCCCTCACCTGGTTACTTGAGCCATGGGGAGGGTCACACTTTACGGTAGCAAACCCCCAAACCATAGGCGTATGGTTTTGGGGTTTTATCCCAAAACCTACGACTAGGGTTTTGGGGTTCGCGGTACCTTACATTAATTAGGTTCGCGTTTAGGGATTAGGTTACTCTTTAGGGTTGAAACTCCATTAGGGTTTTTTTTTCGTATTTATTTCGGTGCCTAAAGTGTGTCCAAGGTGGTGGCTCATTATTACCCACCACCTTGGACCGTGGACGCCCCCCGGGGCGGACACTGTCCTAAACCGTCGGGAGCTCGACGGTTCATTATTGTGAAAATGCAAGTTGGTTTTCCACGACAACCTCGATACGGGTTTCGTGATTACGTTATTGATCGTGCTTGGGATTACGTTAAAAACCTTCCTTTAACTGATCCATCGTTTCAGAATTTCAAGCCTCCCGCTTCTCATTCTGGTAAACGTCCTCGCGCTGAGGAACCAGCTGTTGAGTCTGCGCCGAGTCGCCGTTCTAAGCAAGCTCGTCCTTCTGCCTACCGTCCTGATCGTACTATGCCGTTTCGTGCGCGTCGTGGCGGACCCAAATTCCGTCGGACCGGTAATTCTGCTGGATACCGCAGCGCTGGCGGTCCGCCTCGCGGCCGTCGTCCTGTCCGGCGTCGTTATAACGGTCGTCGTAAGAAGGCGAAGGCGTCTCGCCGCTTTAAACGCCGTACACGGCAGGTTAAGTATTCCGCAACCGGATCTACGAAGATCTCCGAGAACGGAGGAGTCGTAGCGCAATCCGATGTTGCCTACATTGGTGTGTATTCCTCACCCGTAGTTCAGGTGATTGAATCAGTGTCGCGTGCATTATACCGTGCACTGATGAAGGAAGCAGGTATTGATTTCGGTGCTTGGACCGAACTTCACCGCTTTCATGGGATCGTGAATCCACATTACATTCATGTGGAGCGTTTAGTTGTTAATGCAACACCTGCTACGGGTACTACGTTGCCCTATTCGACGTTTGACATTCCGTTTGTGGATGTCGGTACTGAAACTCATGGTGAAATGGCTGATAAGCTTAACCTTGAGTTGTGGAAGGTTGTTGAAGCTGGTATTCCTATCACTTTACAAGAGATTCAGTTGTGCAGTACCGTTTGGGATACTCATGCTACGCTTGAGGTAGAGAAACGTGTTATTTTAGCCCAGTTGCGCCCCCGTCATTTGAAGCTTCATATTAATTGTACCAACAAGCTGGAGATTCAGAATCGTACGAAGGCCGCAGAT